ACGAAGAGCACCCATACCTAAGACGACTAAGTCGTATTTAAACCTCTTAGCTATATCTTCATAGTGGTTTTCATTTAGAACGGTTTGGATAGCTATCTCTTCAGCTATCTCTATCCCCGGTTTGTATTCTAATTCCATGTACAGATAAAGTTCTTCATCTGTCTTCGGTAAAGTTTCTTTGTCGTTTATAAACGGATTGATTCCGAAATCTTTTTCTACCTGTTCCAATAGTGGTTTAGAGATCATTTCTGATTCTATGACATCTTGAAACTCTTGCTTTCTTTTTACAGATAATGAGTCTTGAGACTCGGCCTTAATTGAAAATATCCTATCCTCTAGACCATTGCACACAATATCTATAAACTTAGGCATCACCGCTATAGGTGTCCAATCTAAGTTTAGGTGAGATAGATCCCCGTCAACAGAAAGCTCGTCTTTATACTTCTGAATTGGTTGCTCAGCTCTTGCGTATAACTTTCTTCTATTGAATTCTGTCCATCGATCATAATACCTACAGCCGCCTCCATCTTTTTTAAACCATTCATATTGAATAGCTTGTCCTATTCTTAAACCGAACTCTTTTTTATTCTTATCAGAATCGCTGACATTATCATCAGGGAATCCGGGATCGGTAATAGTCATTTTGATCTCATCCATTTCTTATCTAATAATTTTACTCTGTCCTCCAGAGTTGTCGTACCTTGCAAAGGTAATACTTATTTTTGAATTTTCTTTTTTAGGTTTATAAAGGTTTTTCATACAAGCCATCCTAGATAATCCAGATGATATCGAGGCATCGAACTTAGTTCTATTGTTTATATCAAACGAAGCCCAATCTTTTAAAGTCCTGTTAAATGGCATCACACCTATTTCATCTGGGTTTCTGTACTCACCACTCGTGTCGTATCCAATGTTCTTCTCTATAAAAATTTCAATAGCAGAAGCGTGAGCTTGCTTTACAGCCTCACTGGAGTTAGGTATCCCTCCTAGTTCTTTCTCAGCTACAGACAGCTTATTATAAGACTTGTCGGGTCTATTCATACTGAACCCTCTGTATCCTCTATTCTTTAGGTGATACAAAAGCCCCGGCTTGTTATTCTCACATAGTATCGGCATACCATAAAAGACAATAGCCATCAATACCTCCTCGAAAAATATCTCAGCTGTTTGCGGCCTAGCAATATACTCTAGAAAAAACTCCTCAGTAGGAGCGTCATCCATATGAAACGTAGTGCTTCCATGTAACGCACCGTTAGATCCACCTCCTCCAACGGTTCCAGAAATGTCATAGCTATCGCATCCAAACGCACCAATATGAGCATTACCCGGATATTTAACTCCTTTCCTAATTTCTACGTTATTACGCAACTCTTTTTTAGGTACCCACGACAATAAAAACCTACCTTTGTCGTCTGGTGAAAATATAACCTCCGTGTCCTTTTCCCCATTTTTCCAGTGGAATGAACCTCTGGTTAAATGTTGTCCTGCTATTAAGGAATCGTTGTAGTCTATCTGGTCATATATCTTCGTTAGGTTAAATACAGACGACTTACTCTCATCTCTAAATGCATGAGACTCAGACCTAGGGTATTGTCTGTAGAACTCGTTCAATGCATCTGGATCACCCTTTAATGAGTCTACTTCAGCCTCCCAGAAGTCTATCGCTCCACTGTCTATCATTTCCCCATCAACTCCCATTACAGGTTTGTCAGGAGCTCTGTAAACTGGCATACCGTATCGATCTATAAACCCTTCCATGTTGTGCTCCATTGGGATAAATAAGGCGTACAGACCTGACTTAGTCTGTCCGTTCTTATTCCTCTTGGTTACATCAGAGTCGTAATATAAATCTTTGAAGTTTTGACCTCCCTTGTCTAATGCGTTACATGTTGAACCCATCATGCACTTGCCGATAATCTTCCTACCTAATCGAAGACAAGTCTTGGTAACTCTCCAGTTGTTTAAAATGTTGTTTGGCTTTAACCATTTTCCGCTTTCGTCATGAACTAAACGTTTTAACTTCTCTCCATCGTAAGAGTTGTCGTCTGTATTCTTCCAGTCGATGGTTGTGTCTAGTCCTTGAGTATCATCGTCATCATCATCGTACATGTTTTTCTTGGTGATACGAGACGCTGGAACTCTAAATGCTAACTCAGTTTTCGGTCTATCCATACCATCTTGAATAGGTTTAAAGAAGAATGGCTGCTTAGATGAGATAGGTACAACCTTGTCTGTAAACATCTTCTTGGCATCTGGACCAGTTTTTGATAGTATTCCTAGTCTTGAATCCTTCGTTATGGTACCGACATTCACAAGTTCTGACGACCCCATAAATGAAAATCCAGAACGCCGAATCTTTAAGTAGGTCATACCATAGGATCTGTTGTCAGCTACACACGCCTCCCAAAATAACCATAGTACTCTGTTAGCCTCCCGATAATCTGGATATCCAACATCAATTGAATCCCACTGTAAGTACTTATAATGCGACCCTGTTATGTACGTAGAAACTCCGTTGTTCTTAAACCAAAATCCTTCCTCTCTTCTTTCAAATTCAGTCTCTATGTAGTCTACCCATCTAGCTTTAAACTCTTTAGGTTTTCTCTTCCATTGGAATATAGACTTGATTTTAGTCAGCTCTTGTGAAAGATCCTTTCTCTCCCAATACTGATCCTTTTTATTTCTGCTCCTCTTATATACAATTGAAGGTTCTTTAGGTAGGGCAACTAGAAGACCTTGGATGTTGTATATATCTCCTATAGTACCATCCTTAGATATGACAACCATGTCATACTCCTTATTGTATCCGTACTTCCAGTTCTTCTTGTCATTCATCCTCTTCTTTCTAGAGGATGGAACTAGATCTTTTACAATCTCATAAAGCTTGCTATTTTGCTCTTCTTTCTGCAAAGCCTCCTATTTCTGAGTTATCGTTATCACCTTCTTCAATATCCTTAATTGTTTGCTCCTCTTCTTCTATTCTGTTAAGAATTTCCAATGCATCAAACATTGCTAGTTTCTTTGCAGCGGCAGCGTTCTTCATTTTATCGGCAGCAAGGTCGGAGTCTAAATCTTGTTCTGACCCAAGGATCTTGCTGTCAAGAACTTTTATAAGTTCATTGACTCCGTTGCGAGCTGATTCCAATAAACGCTTCTTTTGCTCTATTGTAGTTTCTTTCATTTCTTTACAGTTAAATGTATGTCGTATATTCTGTATAGTAATCTCCCGTCAACTCTGAATTCATACTCTGAGTCTGGAGAGAATATAACATGATCTCCCTCTGATAATTCTTGCGATTTTGCATAATCACTAAGGTATACCATGGATCCAGTTAATGTTTCATTAACTATGTTTCTGTCTATTTCTGATTTAGCTGCTTTGACAGGTTCAACAAATGAATACATCCCATCACAAAACCATTGGTCATTATGCTTGTACATAAAGTACTGATCGCTGTCAATTAAAAAAATGTTGTCGAATAGGTATGACTTGCCACTTCGCTCTACACCTTTAATGTCGTTGTAGAACTTAAATACATTGTGGTGCACTAGAAGAATGTCTCCCGGAACTATATCTCCAGAATACCCGATAGGTGTATTTATTACCTTAGCAAATCTATTAGATGCTTTATGATCCTCTTTCGAGGAGCTAGTAATAAAGTCAATGTCACCAATTTTAATCGAGTTATCATACCTTCTATCGTTTAATGGCTCCACCAAAAAACTGTGAGGTGATCTCATTTTATTATATATTGATATTATATTCTAATACATGTGGAGTGGTAACACTTACCTCCTTCCACTTAACAACTTCATCGTCAGAGTTTATTATGTATATCTCTATGTACTTCTCTTTCTGAAGAATGTCGTACACTTTGAAGTTGTCATTAATAATCCTACTTCCAACTATGTAGTTCATAGAGGATTCTTTTAAATTGCTTCCTATGGATATCTTTCTTATTACCATGTTGATACTGCAACTCTTCTCCAAGTATCATTTTCAATACATACATATAGATGAGTTGTATCTGCTGCTAACATTCCTTTGTCTCCAGAACTTGTAGGTGTTAAAGGAACGTCATCTAATATTGACATCCATTGTGGTCGTCCAGTAGTCGGGCTCACCCCTAAGAACACTCCTTTTGTTCCTGTACTATCTCCTTCATCCGTTATTGTTCCTCCTAACTTTAGATTTCCTCCTACCGCTATCTGCAAGTGATCAATGGAAGATGGGTCTAAAGCTCCTGATGCTATTGTAAAAGAAACTGTAGAATTATCTCCGGCTTCTAATACAGTTTGTAACGTGTTCAATCCTGTTAACGAGGATATAGGGAACTGAACCGTTTTATTTATGTCATTAGCGTCTGTTCCAATGACAAAGTCTCCTGATTCTGGAGTAGCTGTAGGGTATGAACTTATTTTAGCCATGTCTTATTTCTTTCTTTTTATCTCCCCAGTAGATGAGTCTATGGTTATGTCTGCTCCATTTCCATATTTAGTAGAAAGCATTTTATTTACTTCCATATACTCCTCTTCTATCTTAGAGATTCGATTCATCTCTATAGCTTTAGCTATTTCTAGGTCAGCTATTTTTAGTTTAGATTCCTTATGTCGACTATGGATGTCGACTAATGATTTTAATTCTGATTCAGTTATCTTTTCCATTTTGCTAATATACGAATTTTTTTTATTCGTCTTCTTTATTCGACTCT